TGCAACAATTCGCCCTGTATATAATGAGTATGGAGAATTAGGTAGTCCAGCTTACAAACAAGTAATTGGAGATAAAGTTGTGGCTGAGTTTCCAAAAGAAGATATGGTTTATATGATGATGAATCCACAAAATGATATAAATTATTTTGGATACGGATTATCTCCTATCGAAAGTATTTTACTTCAAGTACAAGCTTCTCTTGAAGCTGATATGTATAATATAAAATCATTTACTCAATCCACTGTTCCACCTGGAATGTTGGATCTTGGAGATATGTCAGAAGAAGAAGCAAAGAAATTTATTTCTGTTTGGCGTTCTACAGTTCAAACTAATCCGCATGCATTGAAATTTGTATATGGAGGTTCTGCAAATAAAAGGTTCGTCCCATTCAACACAAGTAATAAAGACATGCAATACGCAGAGTATCTTGATTGGTTGACTCGAATTAAATTAGCAGCATTTGGACTTTCAGGAATGGAGGCAAATATTACTCAAGATGTAAATAGAGCAACAGCAGAAGTACAATATCAAATATCTCAATCAAGAGGTGTTCAATCTGTGAAAAGATTAATAGAAGAATATTTTACTAGAAGTATTATTTGGAGAATTGAATTAGAAGATAATGAAGTCTTCAGATATTTAAAATTTAGATTTAAGCCAAGTGAATCTTTAACAGAAAAACAAACACAAGCAAATATTGATAAAATTTATGTTGAAACTGGAGTTAAAGATGTAAACGAAATAAGAGAAAGAGAAGGATTGGCAGCTAAAGAAGATATCACACCAACTGAAGCAATGCTTGATCAGGCTATTAGAGAATCAGCTGCTGAAGATGATGAGGAAATATAAAATATTTTTTAAAAATTAATCGCTATGCCGATCTTTAAGCCTAATGATTTTTTGGATAAGTTTGAACTATCCAGAGAATATAAAAGCTTTAAAATCTTTTATCAAAAAACTTTACAAGAGCAATGGAGGGACATTGTTTATTCAGGATTGGTTAGTACAACGTATGATAGGTTTGCTCCAATTCTTTCCAAGAAAAATAATACAAAGAAATCTATTTCGAAGGCAGAGGAGGATAAACTTACTACAACAGAGGCAGTAGTCATAGCTACATCAACAGCTATAGCTGCAAAGAGGAAGCTCCAACAACATTTCACTAGTAAGATAACGAAGAAAATGAAATTTTTTCCTAGTTATCCAAACGTTCCTGGATACACAAATAAGTACATGGTGGATCTTTCGAATGCTGCTGGACAAAGCGAACTAGATGCATATCTTTCAACGCTAGGAAAAAAGTCGCCAAAATTTACTTTGTCAAAAGAATATTATCGACAACAATTAAGAAAAAGAGCTAGAACGCTTTGGACTGGAATGGATGAATATACCGCAAATAAATTCTCAAGTACTTTAATAAGAGGAATGGACAAAGGAGATACTAAAACCCAATTAGTAAACAGGTTACTGCGAACTGGGAAAAATATGTCTGAGGTACGAGCTAAAAGAATTGTTCAAACAGAAACAAATGCATCTGCTAATTTTATGCGTTTTGAAACAGCAAAACAAAATGGATCTTTAACTAAAATTTTTCGTGCTGTATTAGATGAACGTACTAGTCATATTTGTTCTACTTTAAATGGAAGCGTTGTTTCAATTGACATGGAATTTGAAACCGAAGTTAGAAATATAGTTTATACAGGCAATTATCCTCCGATGCATGTAAATTGTCGTTCTTGGGTTGAGTATAAATACGATTCTAATTATTGGTTGAATGCATACATCCTTGGCGGTGCTATTGGGGAATTGTTTATAGAAAAAAAGAAAAAAGGAAACATAGAATTTTATGAAACAGAAAAAGTAAAAACCATTCCAAATCCAAATGCTGTTTGGAGTGGAGGAAATAAATTAGTTGGGAAAGATTCTTCTGTATTAAAATTTTATGATGATTTAAGACAATATGTTTTTCAGGAATGGAAAAATTTTATAAAGAGATCTAATTTCGAAGAATTAGTTGACACAAATACTTATGGGAATAGAATGGAAGAAGTTACTATTAAAGCTAGGAGAAAATTAACCGACCTAGGATTTATACAATTGCAATATTTTTTGAACGGAAGCAAAGAAGCTGGTATGATAAAAATAAAGCAAAGGAATAATTCAAATATTTAATTCAATGTATTATATATAATACATCTCATTTATTACTAACCATCCAAACATGAATGATATCGCCACATCAGAATTGAAGTCTCTTAAATGTAAAAGTAAAAACCCAAACACCTTATGTAAGGCAATTGGTAAAGGACAAATAGAAATAAAAAACGATAGAAATAATCATATGAATTATTTCAATGTAAATAATGAAAGCCAGCCAGTAAAATTAAGAGGGTGCCAATTCCAAAATTTTTCTTTCGATTTATATTGTCATGATTGCGTAGAAAAAGGAGTGCATCATTATCCAACTTTATTAGGACGAGCTTTCGGTACAGATCTAAAAGTAGAAATAAAATGTCGTAGATGTAAAACTATAAATTACTTTGATATAGAAAAGATGTTAAACAAAAAATTAAGACCTTTAAGTATGGATGCAAGAAAGAGATATATTGAACGTTTGACACAGGCTATGAGTTAGTGCTAGTATTTATATTGAAATAAACAAGTTTTACAAATTTTTTTTAGAGACTCTGGAAGTCCGATCTACTCGGGCTTTTTTTATCTATTAAATTTTCATGCATGTTTAAATTAAATTTGAAAGTTACTAAATTTACTAAAGGAAAAAAGAAAGGAATTCTAAAAATAGAAGGAATTGCTTCTGATCCAACAATTGATAGAGACGAAGAGAGATTCTCAGAGAAAGCAGTAAGTAAAATGCACGAGCAAGTATCTAGTGGAAAAATTCCAATTCGTGTTGAACACATGGATAAATTTTATACTAATATAGGTGTATGGACTGATGCAGAAATGCGAGGTGACAAATTATATGTGAAAGGAAACGTGAATACAAAATTATCTCTAGGAAAAGATTTGGAAATAATGTTAGAAGAAAAGGCTGAGATTGGTCTTTCGGTTGGAGGATATATTATTGATCAAGCAATTGAATATGTAAAAGACCTTGGAAGATCAATAAAGGTATTTACAGATGTAATACTGGAAGAAATTTCAATTGTAGCTCATCCATCTAATTATAGCGCAAGTGGTCTTTCAATGACTAAGTCTGCTAAAGAGAATAAAGATGTAGCACAAAAAGAAATGAAAGAATTATCTCATGATGACTTTGTAAAAGAGGTTGGTGGTAGTGCTGGATTTATTCAGTTCAAGAAAAACGAAAATGCTAAAATGAATTACGGTGAAACTGTTGATCTTATAAAAGAAGAATTATCAAAAGGATATTATGATGAAGTATGCGAACCATGTGAAGCAGGATATGAAACACGAGGGCTTTCACCAGAGGATTTTAAAATATTGGTTAATGTATTCAAGATAATTTCTGAATTAGATCTTGAAACAATTCAAATACCAGCTGTATTCGAAGACTGGGAATACATGGATTCACTTCCTGTTGAAAGTTATGTAATAGGATTACCAGGTCAGTTTCCACATCACGATGAAAACTTCAATCTAAAAGAAGATTGGATTCATTACCATTTAGCTAAACTTATTTCTGGGGATTATTATGGTTTAACTCCTAAGGAATACAACTTGGCTATCTCTCATTTATATCATCATTTAAAATTTCTAACTATGAAAAATTCTAAAAAAACCACTCCGATCAATAGCGTTTCTAAAAATGCTGCACAAGTATCTAACGATGCTCTTTCAAAAGAAGACTTGGCACTTCTAAAAGCATGTCATGATTTCAAGGTTCTTAAACAAGGTGAACGTCCACAAATAGATGGAAATGATCTTTCTGATAAAGAAATTTCAAAAATGTCTAGTGCATTCTCTATGCTTTTACAAACAAAAATGCGTGTAGAAAGTATAGGTACTCAAATGACAAAGTCTTTAAAAGGAGAAACTCAAGAAGAAGTTTCTAAAGAAGAGGACAAAAAGGAAGAGGCGGAAGAGAAAGAAGAAGAAGTAAAAGAAGACGCAGCTGAAGAAGCTACGGAAAAAGAAGCTACTGATAAAACAGAGGAAAAAGAAGAAGAAGTTGAAAAGGAGGAAAAAGAAGAAAGTAAAGAA